TGCGCTGGGATCGCCAAGGTAGAACGTGCCGTATTGGCCACGCAAGCTAACCAGAAACGCAATCCATTGCTCCGCATCTGCGCGTTTCATTGGCGGCAGTGTGATGTCGGCTTGCCAAGTTTCGCCGCTGTAAGCATGTGCCTGACCCGCAAAGGTAAACGGTGATTGACTGTATGCAACCGCGTTTACCGCGCGTAACTCAATCTGCGCAATGCCCGTATGTGACGGCAGGGTTAAGGGGTAAGTGATAGCCATTATGCAAACGCCCTTCCATATGAACCGCCACGCCGTTTCGCATCTGCGACTGCCGCTTTCGCGCTTTCCGCAATCTGTGGCATCAGTGACTTAATTTCAGTGCGCACGGTTTGCTGTACGCCTGTTGATACGTTGATCGTTTGGTTGACAACAACACCGCCGCCACCCGCCATCTTATCATTAGGGATGATAGAGCCGGTGCGTGATGGCACAAACAGTTCTGGCCCACGTTCGCCTACCATGTAAGGCTTCCCGCGCTGTACGGGGCCACCTATGGCTTTAACGCCGCCCATACTTACTTGCCCAACCGGCGCACCCGTGAATAAACCAATAGCATCAGCGATAAAGCCGGTAATCTGCTTTACGACAAATATGCGATAAAGTTCCTTGATTATATCAACGGCCATCACGCGGAATGCATCTTTTGCCTTAGTAGTCCCGTCAATCATCGACATAAAGGCACGTTCAAAGCCATTCGTAATTGCATCAGTTGCAGCTTGCATTCTGTCGGCCACTACCTTGGCTAACTTTTCTGTTTCAGATTGTATCTGCTTCAGCTTAGGCGTGGCTTTATCATCAACAGTGACCATCATCGGCGTTCTAAGCGCGTCATTCAACGCATCAAAACTTTCTTTTATTAGTTCGCCGGTGGCACCCGCCGCATCACTTACTGCATCAAAGAATTGCGGGAATTCTTCTCTTAGCTTTTCCATCGCTTCAGTGATCAAACCTAAACGATCAGCGGCTACACCAGCCGCGATTGCAATGAACAATATTGGATTTCGCCTTGTCACCGCGTTAAGTGCGCCCATAAGGATTTTGGTTGCAGAAATTGCTTTAGCTAAATTCACGAAACTTTGTGCTGCGGTGAAAGCAATGCTTGCAAGTTTGAGCGCGACAAACGTGCCAGCAACTACGGTCAACGCTTCAATATTATCAGAAACAAAGTCGATGACATTCCCAAGCATACGGAATGCGCCAGCTACTAATCCGCCAACAAATGCCACCACAGGTGAAAATTGCTGTATAAGTACACCCATTTTTTCAAGGAAGTTATCAAATACAGGCGCAATAGTTTCAAAGGCACCTCTAAACCTATCTAGGCCACCGCTTGCCATCAGAATGCCAGCACCGACACCGCCCAAAGCACCCGCAACCATACCTAGTGGCCCGAATATGCTTAGAATTTGCGGCCCCTGCATAGAGAAAATACGCAATGCGTCTGTTCCCATGCTGGCTTGAACTGCAACGTCTTGCACCTGAAGGCCGACTTGGCCCATGCCGTAACTTAAACGCTTCAAACCGCCGGTGCTTGTTCGCATTTGACGGTTTGTGTTTGCCATATGTCGCGTTGTCTTCGACATAGTCTTATCAAGTGAACCAAGCTGCGCCTGTACCTTTTTCATTTCAGGTACGGCGTTGCCAACGGCGTTCATTTCAAACGTTAGCTTTTCAGTCGCCATTGTCTTTTTGCTCCGACTTGATCTTAAAGTATGCGACCCATTCGTTATATTCTGAAAGGCTGATTTGCTCTATTTCACCTATGGTTTTTCCAAGCAATTCAGCCAATGCAATCAGATTATATCTAAACGGATCGCTTCTTAGTTTTTTTCGTGTTCCTCTATAGTCACACTTTCAAGAACCGCACCAAACACCTTCGCAATCAAGTTGATTGGTTCACCCATCAATATTGGCTTATCTTCAAGTGAAAATGCCTTTTCACCGGCATCGTCTTCACACTTGCGGATGATCATATCAATCATGGCCGACATAGTTGGGTTGTTGATGAAATCCTTGTGCTTACGTTGGATTTGCTCCATATCACGCGCTGAAACCGTTGTGAAATATAGGCGAAGCGGTGTATCCCCTTCGCCCCATTCTTCCACATCCAGAAAACCCCGTTCTTGTTCCGCCCGTTTTGCTGCAATGCGTTTCGCTAGTGACATATTACGCTACCGTTGTTTCCGTTAGTGCGCCAGAACCTTGAAGCGTTAATGATGCCTCAACCAAACCATCAAATGATGAATTGATTGTGCGACCTGTCACAATGGCTGTACCGCCATAATATGTGTCGCCTGATGTTGCACCTTCAGGGTAGAAGTTAAGTGTAACTTCCGCACCAACGGTCAACGCACCTTGGCCACTTGTATCGGTTTCATCCCAATACACATCAACTGAACCAGTGAAGTTTTTCAGTGATGATGAATATGTGCGGGATGTGTCGCCCATAGTTGTTGTTTCTAGTGTATCCGCTGTTTCTTCAATGCTGAAGGAACGGATTTCTGCAATTACAGTGTCAGAACCAGCCGTGCCGACTTTTACGGTTCCTTCACTTCCTGTATGTGTCGCCATTTGTGGAACTCCTACTTGGCTGTTTCTACATCATTGATAGCTGTAACATATCTGATTGAATAAGTCAGCTTCGCTATTCCAAGTATTTGGTCAGCTTCGCCGTCAAATTGTATTTCAGTTGATGTTAAAACGCTGAACTTGGCAAGGCCATTGATTGTGAAATCGCCGGCTAATGCTTCCTCAACTTGGACGGCTATCGCGTCCACATCATCATCAAACTTACTTGTTTCACGGACATAAATATCAACATCCAAAGTAAGTTCCCTGATCATGTCAGTAACGCCAGCATTCATGCGTTCACTAGCTTCAGAACCAGTATAAACGCTAATGGCCGGCAAATTCGTATCATTTAGTGGGTGAACGCGCGTTGTGTAAACACGCCGTTTAACTAAGCCAACATTCGACTTTAGTATTGTGGCCACACGATCCCTGATTTGCTTGCGAACATGTGCCATCTATTGTTTTTCCAACTGTATTGTTGTCACGCCAGTTCCGTCATGTAACCAAGCAACTACCCGATATTCAACGCTGCTAACGATCAAGTAATCATCTTCTGCAATGTTGGGAACGTCTGCCGTCTTACATGTGAAACGCGGCTGTTCCTGATGAACCGCTGCAATGCCGCCAGCGTCAACAGGAACGGTTTCATTGTCGAATATGCCAGTGATGGAACTATCACCCAAGCCTAGTTTGCGACGATACGAAACAGTTGATGCGAATTCATCCACATCAAGAATGGCAGTCAGATCATCAGCAAATGGAATGGCCATTTATTCACTTTCATCGGTTTCTTCAGGTGCTTCCGCACTTTCATCGTATTCTTCTGCATACCCACGGGCAATAAGTTTCGCCGCGATACGGTCATGCACTTCATGCACTGTGCCTTGCTCCGCTGTTATGTCACCCCAGCGGGCTAATTTTAACAACCTGACCTTCATTTCTTTGCCCGTGTTGTTTTAGGCTTTGCTGCGCGGTCTGTAGAAGCCACAGTTGGCTTTGGTTCTGGTGCTACTGCAACCCGCCCATAGGCCACTAATGAAGCCGCTTCGTCTGCGCCTAGTTCAACGATTTCGCCAGCTTTACGGGCTGAACCCGCTGCGACACAAGATTTCAGAATTACATACTTCATAGTTGACCCCTCAATAGAGGGGGCGGCAGTGCCGCCCCACGTTAGCATTATGCGCCGTCGTTGTTGACTGCGAAGCTAACTGCGTGACGTACTGCTACGTCAACAGTTTGCAGTGCAACGATGCGAACTGTGCCAGATGTTGATGCAGTGTATGGGTCAACTGTGATGTCCAAGCCGCCATACATACCAATCAACAAGTCAGCGAAGTTACCAAAGTAAAGATCACCGGCTGTCACTTGGTTTGAAACTACTGCGTTGTAGCCGTTGATTTCGTTACCATCAGCAACGAACAATCCTGAACCACTGTCTTTTGCAGTTGTTTTCAATGCACCCATCATGCTTGCTGGCAAGATATACGCTAGGTTGCCCATTAGTGCGTTATCTTCTGCAACCGCTGTTTCCATCGCAACTACTTCTGCGAATGTTGGGTTAGCTGCTGCGAAAGATGTTGGTGCGTTGATGCCTGATGTGTTTTTGATGCCTGTTGGCTGGCCAGATGAACCTGAACCCTGCAACGCACCGTTGTCGATTGCTAGTGCAATGCCTGTTGATAGGTCATTACGAACTAGGTTTTCGATGTCTAGTGATGATTGCATCATCATCAAGCGTGTGATGTCAGTGAATGCACCAACTGTTTTTGGTGACATTGTGACCTGACCAAATGTTGGTTCGCTTTCAGTGGACGCGCCACCTTCAGTTGCGATCCAAGCACCTGTTGATGCCGCTGTCTTCTTAGGGATTTTCACATCGCCCTGAAGACCGGTCAACATTGTCGCGCCAGCTTGCATCACAGATGATGCGTTGCGTAGTACGTCAATGAAGTCACCGCCGCGATACGCTTCTGCAACCATTGCGCTATCGTCTGATGTGTTCAGATCACGCTGGTTCCATGAACGTAGAACGTCGTGTGGCATGTATAGACCCTGTGGGTCAGCACCAGCACGTTTTGCTGCTTCTTGTGACGCTTCGAATTCGAAACGCGCAGCTTCTTGTGCATTGCGGTCAGTTGGGTTTGCCATCGCACGGATTGCGTTCATCAAAGAAAAGTTACGAACTTCTTTCTTTGTTAGGCCAATCTCTTGTGTGTCTAGTGGCTGGTTGCCGATTGCTTCTAGCAATTCACCACGGAATTCCGCTAGTGAACGGCCTTCTGCAACCGCTTTGTCTGCCATGTCGCGCTTGTTGTGCTTTGCTGCAAGGCGATACATTTCGGCAGTGTCTTTAGCTGCGGAACGTGCTGCTTCTGCGCGAACCGCCTCTACGTCAACTTGTACTTCT